TCGACTTGTCCGGCTTGATCATGCCCGTCGTGTCCGTGTAGACGAGGCAGTGGTTCGCGTTCCACAGCAGGATCGGGCTCTCGTATCGGAACTTCCCCTCGACGACCAGGCCCTCGAGCATCTTGCATGGGGCGTTGAGCCTCGACGTCGACTGGGCCACGCCCTTCACCTCGATGTTCTCGCGTTGGAGGAACGTCGCGAGCGGGCCGACCTGCCACGGGTCCGCCCCGACCTGGAGGATCTGGTGATCCTTCCCGAACGCCAGGATGTCGCGGGCCACGTGCTCGTGGTCGAGCCGCGCCCCCGGCGTCACCGTGAGCCAGCCCTCGCGGATCCAGGTCGAGTAGGGGATGCGGTCCTTCCGCTCCCGCTCGGCCACCGTCTCCTCCGGAACCCAGTACCGCATCACGGCGTCATACGATCCGTCGGCCGCCTGGAACAGGAAACACGCCGCCGTCATGTCGAGGTTGCTCGCCAGGTCGACGCCGACCACACACGGCCGGCCGGCGAGGGCCTCGGGCGGGGGCCGGCGGCAGCTGGCGAACGCATCGCCCTTGAACCACTGCTCGTCTCGGCCGTCGGCCCAGACGTTGAGCGAATACCGCAGCCACCGCGAGAACTTCCGCGGATCGGTGGTCGCGTCCTGGTAGTCGGCCGCGAACTCCTCCTCGGCGAACGTGATCCCCATCGACGGGTTCGCCTTCCGCCACACCGCCGGGTCGGAGAAGTCATCCTTCGGATCGGCGGCGTAGATCAGCCCGTAGAAACTCGGGTTCGCGGCCGGGTCGCCGCCATGCTCGCGGCTGACGAGCTGGGCGTCCTTCCACCACTGGTAGCCGACGCCGTTCTTGTTGTCCCCGGCCGTCGAGATCGCGAGCACGAGGCCGTTGGGCGTGGCCCGGGTCGCGTAGGTCAGGGCCGCGACGAGCTCGTCGGAACGGTGGGCGTGGATCTCGTCGATGATCACGGACCCGTTCAGGCCTTCGTTCCGCCAGGCGTCGGCCGACAGGCACCGCAGCACGTTCCCGTGCTCGCGGTTCCGGATGATGCTCTTGGAGTCGACGACCTCCAGCCGCTTCGACAGGATCGGCGAGGCCTCGACCGATCGCTTCAGCATCCGGTAGATGATGCGGGCCTGCTCGCGGTCCACGGCCGCCGGGTAGACGTCGGCCAGGGGGAAGTGGGCCGTCAGGAGGTACTCGGCCAGAGCGGCCATGAGGAAGCTCTTCCCCTGCTTCTTCGGGCAGAAGATCCCGGCCCGGCGGTAGCGGAGCCGGCCGTCCGGCCGCTTCCAGCCGAAGATCGGCATCACGACCCGGTCACGCTGCCAGTCGATCAGCCGCATCGGCTGGGCCGGGCCTCCGTCGGCGGACGGCACCCGGCAGAACTGCTCGATGAACCGGACGGGCCGCTCGGCGGCCTCGAGGTCGAACGTGAACCCGGGGCAGGCCTCGGGCCGCTCGTCACCCGGTGAACTCTCGGAGGGCCGCTTCGTCGGAGTCTTGCTCATCGTCTTTTTTCACCGTTGGCAGGCGGGCTTCGTCCGCTGCGGTCAGGCCGAACTTCGCCGCCAGTATCACGAAATCGCGGCGCGAGTCACGTAGGAGTTTCGCCACCGGCGAGACCGACTGCCCCTTGTCCGTCGCCGTGATCCAGCCTTCGCGGTCGATCTGCTCGGCGAGCCCGCGGATGTCGGCGTGGAGGTGGCACAGCTGGCCGAAGACCTCGGCGTGGACCTGGCGGAGTCGGCCCTCGGCCGCGAGCGTCGGGGCGTGCATCTCCCAGAAGGCAGCCGCGAGCGTGCGGGCCTCGACGTGGGCCGGCTGGGCGACGGCCTCTGGAGTGATCACGCGCGGCGTGTACGTGTTGTCGCCCGACAGCGACCTCTTGGACCCTTTTTGCGGCAGCGGCCCTCTGTTGCCCATCTTCAAGCCTCGCGATTTTTTGAAAACCCGGGAAAAACTCGCGTAGAGGTCGCGTGGGGCTCTGGGCGAAAAGGCCCATTTTTGGCGCGATCCACCCCGGTCGACGCGGTTTTCGCCGTCTTTCGCATCACAACACGCCCCGCCTCCGCTGCTCCGCCCGCGTCTTCCGCCCGTGGCACGACTCACACATCACCTGGAGGTTGCCCTCGTCATCGGTCCCGCCCTCCTCGAGCGGCAGGATGTGATCGACATGGGCAGCAGGCCCGTAGCACACGAGCGAGCAGCTGCGGCATCGGTACGCGTCGCGGATGAGGATCGCCTTCCGTCTCGCTCGCCAGTCCTTCGACGTGTAGTGTGCCCGCTCCTTCGTAGGCTGGGCCTTCATGTGGACAGGCGGCCTCCATCGCTCGATCCGTGCTGGCATGGCCTACCTCGTGTTCGTCGCCCCAGCGTGCCACCGCGGCGTATACGGGCACAGCACGCACCGCCGTCCGCAGCAGCGGCCGGCGGCCAGGAGCACGGCGGCAGGGGTGGGGGGCGTCATAGAGCGGCTGCCTCACGGAATGCGGCATCGACCTGCTCGGCAGTGAGGCCGAGGGCCTGTGCCATCGGCACCAGCCATGCGTGGGTTCGTTCCACGTACGGGGCGTATTCCCACTCAACGCGAACGGCCTCCCGCGTCATAGCGTCTTGGATGCCGTCGATGGCTGCATCGACCGCCGCGAGGCTCACGCCGTGCCGTACCAGCCAGAGGCGAATCTGGCGGGCGGAGATGGAGGGCGGCACGGGGGAGTTGTCTAGAGCGTGCTGCCAGCCGGCCGGCAGTTCATCGTCGGGCACGGCGACGCAGCCGGGGGGCGGCCCCCATTGATCCGGGACGTCGAGCCGGACAAGCGTCATCACTCGGCCGTCTGCCTGCCGAACGATCGCCAAAGATTTCGCGTGTGCGCCCATGATCAAAACAGAATGACCCGGATGTACCCGTCGCCGCCGTTTCCGCCGGCGCCGGATGCGAAGCCGTTCTCGCTCGCCCCGCCGCCACCGCCGCCGCTGCCCTTGGTCCCGTTGCCCCCGGCGCCGCCCGCGGCCCCGACGGCGGAACCGCCGCCGCCGCCGCCAGTCGCGCAAATGCTCGCGCCGAACCCGCTGCCGGCCACGCCTGCGCCGCCGCCAGCCGTGCCGGCCGCTCCGCCCGTTGACGCCCCGATGTATTGCGAGCCGCCGCCCGCCCCCCCGGCGCGAGTCGTGTTCGCGGTGTCGAGGCCGCCGCCTCCACCGCCACCTGTGGAGGCCTCGGCGAGTGCGCTGCCTGCTGCAGTGCCGGCGGCCGCGACGCCGCCGGCGCCGCCGCTCGTGCCGCCGAACGGATCGCTACTGGTTGCCGCCGCGCCGTTGCCGCCGCTGCCGCCGCTGGTTGTGCCGCCGCCACCGTTGCCGGCCGCCGCCGCGCGGACGAGCGCCGGAAAACCCGACCACTGTCCCTGGATCAGAGTCGCCGCGGCAGGCTGCGACCCCTGGTTGCCGTTCGTGTCGTTGGCCGTGACCGCAGCGCCGCCGGCGCCGCCGCTGGCGACCTGGAAGCTCGCGGTGCGGCTTGGCAGGTCGGCCAACCTCCACACAACGCGGCGAAAAGGCCCGGCCGCACCACCACCGCCACCGCCGCGATTGGTGCCAGCGGCGCCGCGCCGACCGGAACCGCCGCCAGACCCTGCGCCCTGCACCTCGACGATTGCGTACTGGGCGGCCGGCGGAAACGTCCAGATGTAGGAGCGGTAACCGGAATACGATTCGAACGTGGAGCCGGCCGGGCCGCCCGACATGGTGAACTCGACCATCGTCGGCAGCGTCACCGCTCCGGTCGATCCGTTGACCGACGTCACCGGCTCGGCGTACGTCTGATCCCCGCGTAGAAACGTCGTGTTGTTCGCCGTCCCGCTGCCGAGCCTCGCCGTGGCGACGGTGCCGGATGTGATGTCGGCTGCGGAGTGGGTGTGCGATGCCGCCGCCGCGCCGATGTCGCTCGCCGTGAGAGCGTCGGTGCCACCCGTCGCGTGCGTTGATTTGTGGGCGGTCGGCGTGCGGGCGTCGGACAGCCGCGCGTCGTTCCCCTGGCACGCCGTGCCGCTGGTCGTGCCGTAGGACACGACAAGAGCACCACCCGAGGTCGCCAGGCCAGTGCCGACCGAGATGCCGACCGTCTGCGACGAGTAGGTGATCGGAGCCGTGGCAGACACGACGCCGGGGTCTCCTTGCGGGCCTTGCGGGCCGGTGGCACCAGTGGCCCCGGCAGCCCCGGCTGGGCCTTGGATTCCCTGCTCGCCTGGATCGCCCTTGATTCCCTGCGGGCCAGCGACACCGGCCGGGCCTTGGACGCCCGGTTCACCTTGGTCACCCTTCGCCCCGGCGACGCCCTGAATCCCTTGGATGCCTTGCGGCCCTTGGATGCCTTGCGCCCCCGTCGCCCCAGCCGGGATCGTGAAGTTCAGCACCGCCGCGCCGCTGGTGCCAGCGTTCACCACGCTCGCCGAGCTGCCCGGCGCACCCGTGGTCACGGTGCCGACGGTGATCGTGGCGGCAGGCCCTTGCGGGCCGAATCCCCCGGAGACGGTCGCCTGGACCTCGAGCGGCTTGATCTCGACCTGGATGTCGCTCACCGGAGTACCTCGCACGTGCCCCCGAGGACGTCGCGGACGCCCGGGGCGATCCAGCGGATCCGGAGCCCGAGCGTCCCGATCGGGAGTGTGTTGCCGACCGAAGCCGTGATGACCAGGCTGACCTTCCCGGCGGCCGCGTCGAAGTTCGTCATCGCCGGCTCGGCCAGGATCGCCCCGTTCGTGAGCGAGTAGATCTCGGCCTCGAACTGGTAGCCGGTCGTCGCGATCGAGAAGTCGATGATCGCGGAATAGTCGTTCCCGCGCACGAAGGCAACGTGGAGCGGGCTGCGGGCTTGGAGGGCGGAGGCCATGCCGCGAGGGTAGCGGCGGCCACCGATTTGCCCTATGAGCCGCGGAGGTCTGCCATCTGCTGCCGCAGCTCGTCAGGGGAAGGGTCTTCGCGGCGGGCCGTGTCCATCCACGACCGCTTCCGCCGCGGCACGTGCTGCAGCTGGTCGCGCAGGATCCGCTGGATCGTGTTCCTGCACACCCCGATCGCGTCCGCAATCGCCTCCAGGCTCCGGCCGGTCCGGAACATCCGCTCGACCGCCCGGAGCTGGATCGCCGAGAGCACGATCCGCGTCGACCCGAGCAGCCGCCCCGAGCGGTCCCGCATGAGCCGCCGCCCGTTCCGCACCCCACTCCGCGAGACGTCGCGTCGTACCATTCTGGCCTCCATGCCGTCAGGTCCCGGTCATCCGGTGGAAGGTCGCCTCGTGGTCCGTCTGCTCGAGGTCGAAGGCCGTGACCGCCACGGCCAGGGCCGCCCACCGGTGGTTTGAGATTCCAGCCAGCGGCCCCGGGTTCTTCTTCGTACCCACCGGGCCGAACCGGTCAATCAGGGCCTGGCGGATGTTGCCGTCCTTGGCCCGCGGCGAGCGGCAGATGTGCAGTTTGACGTCGCGACGGGGGACCAGGCGGACGTCCTTCATCGCCGCCATCCGGCCGATGCTGAACACCGTCTCGAACACCTCCCTCCCGACCGCCATGCCGAAGGACTCGATCCACTCGATCGCCACACGGTAGTCGACGGAGGGCGGCAGGAACGGCCCCGGCTGGTAGTTCGGCACGTCGCCGCAGTCGAGGACGCGCGAGCCGTTCCACAGCACCCACGCGAACTCTCGTGGGCCGGGGTCGATGCCGATGATGCTCGTCTTGCTCACAGTCTGGCCTCCCTGCCAGTTATCGCGTTATCCCCGGGTCAGTCGGGGTCAATTACATGGTTCTGTGGCTACTTGTCGTCTGTTGGCGGGGCCGGGAGTTTCATCCAGTGGGTGATCATGCCCCGGCTCTTCTCTCCAACCGTCTCAAAACCAGTCGGCTTGACCGTGCATGTGATGCAACGTCGAACGACCGATCCGTCTTTCTTGTTCACGATGACGTTCCAAGCCAGTACGGGCGTCCACGCCGGCGGCGGGTTGTCTTCGACTGAAATCCAGTGAGTGTCTTCCATCGCATCCTCCTTTGGTGATTCGCAATCCTACGCTCACAGAACCAAGCGATGCAGCGGACCCGCGATGCCGTCTGCTGGTGTTGTTCGTCAGCGGTCGCGGGCCGCTGATCGCTGGCGTTCTGTGGGCTACTTGCCGTCCGATGGCGGTGCCGGGAGCGACGTCCAGTGGGTGACGTTGCTGGTGATTCGGATGCTTCCTTCCCAAAACTCACCCTTCCAACGCACGGCGACGCGGCACTCGCGGCCATTCTTGTGCCAGACAAGGCACTGCACATCGTCGTCCGGAAGCCGCTCCTTCACCGAAATCCACTCCGGCTCGGTCGCAATCCGAATGATGTCCGCGATGCCCTTCGCCAGCACTTCGCCCACAGAACCAGCCGATGCAACAGACCGCTCATTTTCGTCGCTCATAGTCGCCGCCTCCTTTGTTCGCGGCTGTTGATCGTTCACGTTCTCAGCCTAGTCGTTCCAGTGCCGTGTTGATAACGACCGCGATTTCCGTTCGATCTCGGCCTCCAGCTTCGCGATCGTGATCTTGTCGGAGGCGATCGCGTGCCGCAGCCAGTCGGACTGATCGTCAGTCGCCGCAGCGGCGAAGTGGTCGCGGTCGGTCATGTCGTTGCCTCCTGAAACTTCGCGGCCATGGCCCGCTTCGTGGCCTCGAACCGGGCCGCGTCATCGCCTGTCCACCCCTGGGCCGGCGGACGCTCGTCCGGCCGGCCAGACGCCGCCGGCCGGTTCTTCGGGGCGTCGTACTGCCCTCCCAGCACCTTGGCGACGAAGCCAGGCTTCACGAACTGCCCGAGGGCCACCGGCGTCTCGAAGTACCTGCAGGCCCGCAGACGGCCGATCGCCTCGACGGCATCCGTGAGCCACCCGGGCTCCGAAAGCCGCTCTGTGGCCCCGTCCGGTGGCTCTGCGGGCTTCCATGGCCTCCCCGGCCCGTCGTTCCATGCGTTCCGCAGGGTTGCCCAACTTGCCGGGTCCGGTGGCGAAGCCTCGCGCGGAGGAGGAGGAACTTCTTCTCTCCTCTCCTCTCCTCTACTGCGCGGCGGCGCAGTCAACGGCTGCGCTGTCGCGCAGGCAGCCCCGGAACGCTTCCGACGGTCCGGATCCCGCTCGTTTTGGGCCTTGGCACGGTCCTGGTGCTGGAGTCTCGCCTTGGCCGCCTGGCTGAACCGGCGGTCCCACCCGGGGACAGCAACGGTAGCGGCCGTCTCGTCGATCTCCAGCCACCCGACGGCCGCCACGGCCCGCCAAAAGGCTTCATCACCACCGCACGTTCTCGCCAGCCTCGGGACGGTCATCCGGGCCGTGCCGTCGGCACAGTGGACGGCGGCCCACGACCAGAGCCGGTAGAGCCGGAAGCAGACGTACTCGACCGGCTGCCCTGTCAGGTCGATCAGCTCCTGGACCTCCGGCTTGTCCGGCAGCCCG